AGATATGTTTGATCCAGATGATAAGATATCAGGTGGACAAGGATTTATCTATGCAAGTTCAATTGTAGTAGCAATGAAAAAACTCAAACTAAAAGAAGATGAAGCTGGAAATAAAATTTCAGACATAAGAGGTATTAGATCAGCAATTAAAGTTATGAAAACAAGATTTAATAAACCTTTTGAATCTGTACAAGTTAAGATTCCATATGAAACTGGAATGAATCCATATTCAGGACTTGTTGAATTATTTGAGAAAAAAGGTATGTTGGTCAAGGACGGTAATAGACTTAGATATGTTGATCGATTTGGTAAAGAGCATAAACACTATAGAAAAGATTGGACAGGTGAAAATCTTGATATGATTATGGCCGAATTTAAAGAGGTTGAAAAAACCAAAGAGGAGATTACCGATGACAGCGACGAGTGATGAATTAGATGCAATTTTAGAAGTCTGGGAAAGACTTGCAGAATACATTCCTGATAAAGATAAAGATGCCGCGGCAGTTTCGTTTGTTAGTTACTTAGATAATATTCATTTAGATGAGCAAGACTGGGAAAAAGTAAAAGAAGCAGACATTCGTTTGAGTGATGCTTATACAGAACTATTTGGAGAAGATGAAGAAGAAGATGCATTCTCCGATGATGAAGACAACGATGGCTACTAATTGGTATGGACAGGTTACAAGCGATCTAGGAAAGTTAGTTCCTTGTATGGAATATTATGAAGATCAACTTGAACAAGCAAGAGTTGATTGTGGTCTATCTGGAAACATTGAAAAAAATGCATCAAAAGTTCCAGGCATTGTTGAACATAGATTTAATCAACTACAAGAAATTGAAGCAATATTAGAATATCTCAATATTGAACTAAGAAGAGTTAGAGCAAAACATTATAAAAAGTTACTAGAAACTTATAACAGAGCATTAACATCAAATGACGTAAAAAATTACATTGATGGTGAAGATGAGGTTGTTAATATGTCTAAAGTAACAAATGAGTTTGCTCTACTACGAAACAAATATCTTGGACTATTAAAGGCAATTGATGCCAAGCAATTTCAGATCAATAATATTGTCAAATTGAGAGTGGCAGGACTAGATGATGCCGAACTATTTGCAAAAAACAATTGACAAATACAAGAATAGCTTGTATATTAATAATATGAATTGGATAATAAAAAATGAATACTAGAGACATTATTTTTGGAATATGTTACACAGTCTTTATTGTACTTGTTGTTTCTTCGTATTTTTTATATTTGGATATTCAAGAACAACTTTATAACATTCAAACTGAAATTGATTATCTAATACAAACAGTTGAAATGCTAGAATGGGAGTTATATGTTCCAGATATCCAACCTGAGATATAGTATGAAATATGAAAAAAGCAATTCTGATAATCAAAGACGAAGTTAATGTCAAGTTTGATGGCCTAGATGTTAATACTAGAAGAAAGATTTCCGACAAATTAAAATTCTTTGTACCGTATGCATATCATCTGCCATCATACAAACTTGGTAGATGGGATGGTAACATAAGATTTTGTGATATTGGCGGTAGAACTTATTTAAATTTACTAGATAAAATATTACCTATCATAGAAGAAGAAGGTTATCAACTTGATATTGATGATTTTAGAAAATCATTTGATTTGAAATTTGATGCTATTGATAAAAATTATCTCAGTAATATTAGATGGCCTAAAGGACATACACATGAAGGTCAGCCAATTGTATTAAGAGATTATCAAGTAGATGCAATCAACAACTATTTAGAAAATCCACAATCTTTACAAGAAATTGCCACAGGTGCAGGTAAAACAATTATTACTGCAACATTATCTAAAATATCAGAACAGTATGGTAGAACAATAGTTATTGTTCCAAACAAGTCACTTGTAACACAAACAGAAGAAGACTATAAAAATATTGGATTAGATGTAGGCGTTTACTATGGTGAAAGAAAAGAATTTGATCATACACATACAATTTGTACATGGCAAAGTCTTAATGTGATGTTAAAGAAGACCAAAGCTGAAATTGACGATGCTGATATAGAACATTTTATTAGAGATGTTGTTTGTGTGATGGTAGATGAAGTACATATGGCAAAAGCTGATGTACTAAAGCAATTACTCACAGGTGTATTTGCTAAAGTTCCAATGAGATTTGGACTAACAGGAACAATACCAAAACAAGATTATGAGTTTACAAGTTTATTGTGCGGACTAGGACCAGTGATTAATAAACTTTCAGCAAGTGAATTACAAGATAAAGGTGTATTGGCAAATTGTCATGTAAATATTATACAGACACAAGACTTTGGACAGTTTCCAACTTATCAAAATGAAGTATCTTATTTGACTTCAAATGAAAACAGACTGGGTTTTATTTCTAATCTTATCGAAGAAATACGTAATTCAGGAAATACATTAATACTTGTTGATAGAATAAAAACAGGACATTTATTAGAAGATTTAATAGTAGGAGGTACATTTATTCAAGGTAAAACAAAGATGGAAGATAGACAAGAAGAGTATGATGAAGTAGCAACAGAACAAAATAAAGTTCTTATTGCAACATATGGTGTAGCGGCAGTAGGAATTAATTTACCAAGAATATTCAATTTAGTTTTAGTTGAGCCTGGTAAATCTTTTGTCAGAGTCATACAGTCAATTGGAAGAGGCATAAGAAGGGCTAAAGATAAAGATCATGTGCAAATATGGGATATCACTTCAAGCTGTAAATTTTCCAAAAGGCATTTAACTGAAAGAAAAAAGTTTTACAAAGAAGCAAAATACCCGTATACTATAGAAAAGGTAAACATATGATAAAAATACTAACGGTTGATAATCAGGCTTACAACTTGAACCAAATTCCAGAGGAAGTTGAAGACTTACAATATTGTATACTAGATTGTAGTACCAAAGACCCAGATTACTTTTTTATACCATTGATCTTTTTAGAAAAGTTTTCTTCTCCTGCTGTAGTATTAGAAATAAAAGGAAAAACAATACAAATGCCAATGGATTGGAGTATACTTGCTTGTGAACCAGATTTAGGCAGAGCAGATGTTATTCCACTGACAAGTTTAAACACAAGAGGTTTTGAAACATTGTTGTTTAATCCTATATCATCTTATATGCCAAACTATGCTGAACCAAAAATTCTAAACGTGTTTCAAGAAGTAAACTGGCACGTACCAAAATTAAAGAATGGACATTTACTAGCAATTCCAATTGAAGATGGTGATAAACCAAGATGTGTATTCTTTTGCAAAGAATATAATCATGTATTTGACAATATAGACTTAGGGAGTTTAATATAATGATAACAACAAAAGACCCAGGTAAGGCACATTTTTATATTAGTTTAGTGAAAAGCAGTTTAAGAATAGCAGGTTGTCTTGTTGCGGCCTATAGTGGTTCTATAATTGCGTTGGCATTTTTTCTTGGACTTGCTGAAGTCTTAGGAATAGCAGAGGAAATATTTTAATGGCAAAAGAAAAGATTAATTTAAATCAGATGTTATATCAGATTGATTCTGGAAATAAAAAATGGTATAACGAGCTTGATGATGAAATTAAAAAATCATTTTCTCCATACTTGGCAATGCGATTTGCAAGTTCTACAGATGGACAACAACAATTAAAAGAACATTATCTTTTAGCTGTAAATGAATTTTGTAATAAAAACTTTTCTTTAATACAGAAGCACGGAGGCGATTCTGAATTATTCTGGAAACTATTAGCTGTTTGCGGTGTTAAAAAGAAAATGTTTCATCCATGGATTAAAGCACCAAAAGGCAAAGGCAAAAAAAGTAAAGTTGATGAACTGTTATCTGAAGCATATCCAAATGCAAAACTAGATGAAAAAGAACTATTAAAAGAAATTATGACAAAAGATGATATAAGAAATCTAGCAATGGATTTAGGTTGGGAAGATAAAGAAATTAAACTGTTACTAAAATGACAGACGCAAAATTAGATTATAGATATAAAGTTAAAGATGAAAAATTTGCCAGACTGGCATTTTATTCATTTACATACTTCTATGAGAAAACAATGCCTCATATGAGAAAAGATAAATCATATGATGATTTTGCAAAAAGCAAATACTGGAATTCTTTTATAGAATTTGGCAGATATCTTGTTGAAGTAAATGTTGTATCTCCTGACAAATATCTTGATTATTTACTCAGCAAAAAAGTAAAACTTGAACGTTGGTCAAGCGATACTGTATATGAAGAATATATTATAGAAAATTTAAAAATTGAAACACCACAAAAGGCACTTGAAAGATCAGTATTAACAATGAAAAAATGGGCTGATGAATGCAATGAAGATTGGGCAATGTTTTTCAAATTAGTTACAGCAAATAGATTGGTATTTTATATAACCGCTGGCAAATTATCACCATGGATATTGTATCATTCCAAAGGAGGATTGGATGCATTAACCAGTTTTAGCGATGAACAGCTAAAATTAGTGAATAAATATATCAGTCCAATATATTGGAATAATCTATTTGACAAAAACAAAGAAGATGTTATATTTGTTAAACAAGTAATGAAGAAAGCAAACATATGAAAAATTGGTTTATAGTATTAGTACTTTTATTGTGTACAGGTTGTTCAAATCCATTTGTAGTTTTTTCAGCTCAACAAGCCACACAATTAGAAATTGCATCAACTATTAAGACAGGTGTTGATATGGCGTTAACTGCCGATGGACAAAAATCAACAAACGATATTATACTTTCAAATTTAACAAATAAAGATTGTAAATTTACGAGAGCATTTGATAATATGGATGTATGTTTACCAATTCAAGACACTCAAATAAGAACATTACATAGAGATTTTCCAGTATATGACTTCGATAGCCAAAACTGATATTGACATAGATCTAGCAGATAGAACTCAACTATTAGAAAAGTTGAAACATATTCCTGCATCAATTATTACAGATAAAGAAACAAAAAAGCATAACACAGGAGTATACTTTACAGATATACCTGTAAATCCATTTACTCAATCAGCAAATATAGATTACAAACAAGCAGAAGATAGAGGGTATTTTAAATTAGATTTTTTAAATGTCAGTTTGTATAAACAGATTAAAAGTGAAGAACATCTTAATCAGTTATTAGAAAAGGAGCCGGTATGGGAACTACTTGGGCACGAAGAGTTCGTGAAAGAACTCTTTCACGTAGGAGATCACAGCCAGATTTTAAAACAGTTGAAACCACAGAACATAGAACAACTAGCGGCAGTATTAGCAATAATCAGACCAGCAAAGAGACATCTACTAAACAAGACGTGGCCAGAAATAATGAACGAAGTATGGCAGAAGCCAAGTGATGGAGCATATTACTTTAAAAAGGCACACGCCATTGCGTATGCTCATGCTATTCTTGTTCAGATGAATCTGATTGTTGAACAAGCTGTTTCTTAACAGTTTTATTAACTAGTGATATTTGTCTTCTTTTAATTCTTTTTCTTATTACATTTTGCATACTAGTCATTGGACCAAATACTACTTCAAGATCTTTAGTAACAAAATTTTTAAGTGAGTGGTTAAAAACATCAAAATCTCCACTTAAAAATATATTAATAGGAATTAATCTATTTGATTCCCACCACCACATTTCACCCATATCTAAAAATACCTTTTTAAGCTCAGGAGATGTAATGTTGTCGTAGACGTACATTGAAGTGACTATTTGATCACTATTTTGAATAACACCTATAAATTCCTGACTTGCATACTTAATACAAGTTAAAAACGGAAACTTTTCTTTAAGCTCTAATACGTCCATACTATACTAATTTATCTCTTTTGAATTTAGTAAATAAATAAGTATACAATGGAACTGACAAATGAGCAACGATTTATATTTTTACACAAATGAACACACTTTATCAGTAAATACATTAAACACAGGATTTTGCATTAGAACTATGTACGACAAAGTAATTAAAATACACAAAGGCGTAGATAATAACGTTTCTTTTACTCTTAAAGACGAGAGCAATAGAAAGGTTGATGTAACAAATCATACTGTTGTTTTTAATCTGATAAATGCAAAGAGCAAAAAAACAATACTACAGAAGTCTATGACAAAAGTAAATGCATTATCTGGCAAGGTTAGCCTGTCAATTTTAGCAAGAGAATTAAACTCTTTGTCAGAAGATTTGTATAGTTACACAGTATTTTTAGCAGATTCGTCCAACAACACCATGCCGGTGTACACAGATTTAGCGGGATATGTAGAAGGCACAATACAACTAGAAACTGGATATTACCCAGGTCATCAACCAACACAAGAAGTTACGAACTTTACAGTTAGAAATAGCAAAAACTATAGTGACAATTTCAAAGGCAATGAAAATCACAAACACACTATTGCAATTTACTCAACAAACTTTACAGGAACAGTTCAAGTTCAAGGTAATCTTGACATAATAGCTTCTACTAATGACGATGATTGGTTTCCAATACCATTGTCAGGCGGTACAAAAACTTTAAGTTTTTCAGCTGAGTCAGGAGTTAATCCTTTTGTGTTCACTTGCTCATCACCACATATCAGAGTAGAATATGTTGCTACATCTGGTACAGTTGACAAAGTGTTGTTGAGATCATAATGCCTCTGAAGTTTGAAATTACTCCCATATCAATCAGTTCAAATTTACAGAAAGCTGAATATCTGTACAATAGAGATTTCGGTTTGTCAGCAGTATACATTGTTCCTAAACAAACATCTCACAAGAATTTAGGTATACACATAGATCTGGTTGCAATACCAGATGCACTAGAACTACAACATCATGCAGTTGAGAAAGCCAAAAAAATGTGTGCCAAAAATGCATTGGCAGGTATTGAATATGGCGCAGGTGTATTTGTAATCACAAGCAAATTCATGTATGGTAGTAGTGTTGGTCCTGCACAATATATGAACTTTTTTAAATTCATACAAACATATCTTAACAGCCATGAAGATAATTTTTATTGTCTGTCTGATGGCGTAGTGGACATACTAAAAGATGAAGACAGAAAAGGTCTCAAAAAAATCACACAAGGTATAAACAAATTTCTAGACATATCTCGCGATAAATTGAGTGAATGTTTCTATGATACACTGGTTGTTTGTTACAAAGTATTAGAAGATCACTACTACAATGGACTACCTACCAATTATGCTGTATATGGAACACCAGCACAGACATTGAGATTGACAGCATCAATGCAACCAAGAAGACCAGATCCAGACTCACCAATTGCTTTGTTGCTACAAGGTGTCAGCAACCAAGGAAGTATAGCACATCTTGAAAAACATAAAATAGTAATTTGTAACAACGATGACTATTGGCAACCAGGAATAGAAGCAGACATGGCCAAAGAGTTTGAATCAAAAGGAATATTGTATGTGCCTGCAGAATTAGTAAAAATTGCTTACAACATCATGATTGAAGGTGTTATAAATGTAGCCAGAAATGAAGATGAATCAAAAGAAATGGCTATGTGGCTAATGGAAAGAACAAACACACTACTAGAACATACTAAAAATTACAAAATGTCGTTGTACGATATATGTCGTGAAATTGGTTATGCACAAATGGAAAATCGATCCAACCGATTCAAATTGCACCAAGTTGGTGTTGGAAGAAACAAATCCAGAGTTTAGATTGACATTCAGCAAGTAATTTGTTATATTACTTGTATGGACTTAAGAACTGAAATACTGACAAAACTACCCGTGCGAAAAAAGGTTACACCAAGTGGTTGGTTAACAATCAATTGTCCAATGTGTGTATCACAAGGGCAATCACGTAATGATACTAAAAGCCGTGGTGGATTTGTATTCAAAGATGGATTGAGTTATCATTGTTTTAACTGTAATTACAAAGCCAGTTATCAGACAGGCAGACTACTTAACAAAAAAATGAGAATGTTGTTAACAGGTATAGGGTTCAGCGACAGTGAAGTAAAGACGTTACAACTTCAGGCAATGAAAGAAAAATCTGATGAGCCTGATACATTCAAGCCATCGTATGATGATATAACATTTAAAGAAGTAGCATTACCACAAGGTGCAAAATTATTTGAAGAGTTTACGGATCCAAAAGATGCCGCTAATATAATACAGCTTTACAAATACATACACCAACGTAATTTACTATTCTATAAAAACTACTACTATACAAACGTCGCATACAATAATTTTAACAATCGTGTAATAGTACCATTCACATACAAAGGCAAAACAGTAGGCTATAGTGCCAGACTATTCAACGATTCTAAAGGACCAAAATATTATACAAGTTCACAACCAGGATATATGTTCAACATGGATAACTTGTTTAAAGAAAGAAAATATGTTATACTAGTTGAAGGTGTGTTTGATGCTATTGCAATAGATGGTGTTGCAGTATTACATAATGAATTAAATCCTAATCAAATTAATTTGATTAACAAAGCAAAAATAACCAGTGAAATAATTGTTTGTGCTGATAAAGACAAAGCAGGTAACAAACTTGTAAAAACAGCATTAGATAATGATTGGTCAGTTAGCTTTCCTGAATTTGAAAAAGGAATTAAAGACTGTGCTGACGCAGTACAAAAATATGGTCAGATATTAACAATAAGAATGATACTTGATAATATTGTTCGTAGTAAAACGAAGATTCAAGTATTAACTAAAATAGGAGCATAAAATGGCAACCAAAGAAGACATAAAAACAAAATCTGGGCCAGATAAAGGACAAGGTCCTAATCCAATGCAACCAGGTATGATGATGTGGGAACAAGGTATAATTTACTTTTCTGAAGACTTCACCTCAAAGTCTACAGCACCAGTAATTAATACAATTATTGAAAAGAATCTAATGCCACAATCAAGAAGGCCAAAAGAGATTACATTAGTAATCAATTCACCAGGTGGATCGGTACACGCCGCTTTTGCCTTAATTGATACAATGAAAGGTTCAGCTATACCAATTAAAACTGTTGGACTAGGATTGATTGCATCTTGTGGTGTATTAACATTTATGGCAGGACATAAAGGAAAAAGAGTTATTACTCCAAATACATCAATACTATCGCATCAGTACTCATGGGGGTCTGGCGGTAAAGAACATGAATTATTTGCAAGAGTTAGAGAGTTTGAACTTTCTACAGAACGTATGTTGGCACACTATAAGGCTTGTACAGGTATGTCTGAAAAAATAATCAGAGAAGTTTTATTACCACCACAAGACGTTTGGTTATCTGCCAAAGAAGCTGTCAAGTATGGTATTGCAGATAAAGTAGTAAAGGTATATTAAAGGATAAATTATGTCAAGAACATTAAACAATGAGCAAATTGCAAAGCTCAAAAATACAATACAAGAAGGCTGTAATATAAAACAGCAATCACAAGATCTAAATGAAGCTATGACAGATCTTGTAAAGACAGTAGGTAAAGATATGGACATAAAACCTTCTGTATTAAAAAAAGCAATAAGTGTTGCCTTTAAAAACAACTGGCATGACACAGTCGCTGAGCAAGATGATTTAGAAAGTATATTGATTGCTACAGGGAGAATACAAGGAAGTAACTAGTGAGTAAAAGAGAAAGAGCTCTTATTATAATTTTGGTTGCTGTAATGGCTCTTTCAAATCTGTTTATATCTTATCAAATAATAGATCTACAAAATACAGTAACACATTTATTTGAAAAAGTTTATATGCATGAAGCAATTTTACAGATACTAGACTTATTTCAAGGAAATAGAGGAGTAGAAACAAATGCAAGTATCACTCGTTGATAAAATGGGTTCGGATTTGACAGTAGTAAATGCCGCTAGAGTGTCGTTTGCAAAAGAGTCAGAATGGGATACAATTACACCATCGGGTAAAACACCCGGATTATTACAAGATAAAGATGAAAGATTAATTAAGTATCTTGCAACACATGAACATTGGTCACCTTTTGCACATTGCACTTTGCAATTCAGAATAAAGGCTCCTGTATTTGTAGCAAGACAGTTAGTAAAACATCAAGTTGGGTTAGCTTGGAATGAAGTATCAAGAAGATATGTTGATGATGATCCAGAATTTTTTATTCCAGATAACTGGAGATTAAAAGCTGAAGATAAAAAACAAGGTAGTAGTAATGAAGCAATTGAATTTGATGTATCAGAATTAATTGGTCATGCTTGTGATACATATGATAGAATGCTCGAAGCCAATATTGCTCCAGAGATGGCAAGAATGGTATTACCACAAAATATGATGACAGAATGGTATTGGAGTGGAACGTTATATGCCTTTGCCAGAGTTTGCAACTTGAGATGTGCAGATGACACCCAAGCTGAAACAAGAGTAGTAGCAGACTTGATTGATGAGTTAACCGAAAGAGAATTTCCTATATCATGGAAATACTTGCGAAATGATAAAAAATAAGTTATAATGGTGAACTATGGCACAATATAAAGAAAAAGTAAAAGACTATTCAGCAGACTTACAGAAACTCTTTATTGAGTTTATGATTACTGATCCATCACTTTATGTAAGAGTAGCCAATATTACAAGAACAAAATTCTTTGTAAAAAACTTGGCGCCAGCAATTAAATTTATTTGGGATCATTCTAGAGAGCATAATGCAGTTCCAACAGTAGAACAAATTAAAGCAGAAACTGGTGTTGAACTAAACAAAGTTCCAGATATAGATGACAGGCATAAAGAATGGTTCATGAAAGAATATGAAACATTTTGTAGACACAAAGCATTAGAGATAGCAATTATTGATTCAACTGATTTATTAGAACAAGGTGATTATGGTGTTGTAGAAGAAAAGATCAAAAATGCAGTACGCATTGGATTGACAAGAGATTTAGGTACAGAATATTTTTTAGATCCCAAAGCAAGATTGTTAGCACTTAAAGATAATAATGGAACAATAAGCACAGGCTGGAAAGGATTAGACAAAAAACTGTATGGTGGATTTAACAAAGGTGAATTGAATATATTTGCAGGACAATCCGGTGCAGGTAAATCTTTATTCTTGCAAAACTTGGCATTGAATTGGGTAATGACAGGACTTAATGTTGTATATTTTACTTTTGAATTGAGTGAAGAACTATCAGCAATGAGAATTGATTCTATGACAACTGATATTCCAACAGGTGATATATTTAAAAAGATTGATGATGTTGACTTACAAGTTAGAATGGTAGGTAAAAAAGCAGGTAAGTTACAAGTTAAATATTTGCCAAGTGGAGTTAATGCAAATGATTTAAGAACATATATTAGAGAATATACAGTACAGACAAACATTAAAGTTGATTGTATTTGTGTTGACTATTTAGATTTGTTAATGCCAATATCAAAAAGAATTGCGCCAAGTGACTTATACATCAAAGACAAGTATGTTGCAGAAGAACTAAGAAATTTAGCAGTAGAGCTTGAAGTTCCACTAGCAACAGCATCGCAGTTAAACAGAACAAGTATTGAAGAAATAGAGTTTGATCAATCGCATATTGCAGGTGGTTTAAGCAAAATACAAACAGCGGACAATGTTATTGGTATTTTTACATCAAGAGCAATGCGTGAACGTGGAAGATATCAGTTACAGTTAATTAAAACAAGATCATCTGGTGGTGTTGGATCAAAAATTGATTTAGCATTTGATGTTGATAACTTGAAAATTACTGATCTTGATGATAGTGAAATTGAAGATACAGTAGCTACATCTTCATCAAACGTATTAGATAATATAAAGAAAAGAACAAGTACAGTAAGCAATAAATCTGAAGGTGCTCAAGTAGTTGAAAAAGTAGAAGAAGTAGCAAAATTAAGAGATTTGCTTAAAAGCAAAAAATCAGCATTTGACAGCGAGGATTAGTACCTGTTAAAATTATCTTTATATAATTATAAATATATAAAGAAGGTACATTTATATTATGAAAAAGCAGTCAAGATCCATATTAGATGAAATTAATGAGTCTTTTCCCAAAAGAAATCTATCTCATGTAGTAGAATCGCGTGGTTCACACGTGATTAATTCTGCTATCAATTTGGTGAATCTAATTAATGAAAATTTTAGCGAAGATGTTGCTAATGATCTTACTAGAAGATTACTTAACAGTATTAAATCTGGTGATCCAAACAAGTTTGAAAGAGGTATACGTAAGGTAGAAAAGCATGAAGATTAATGAACTAGATCATATTAAAGAAGATCTCAATACACATCTTACTCACCTAGAAGACCTCAGTTTGTTTAAAGGTAAACCAGGTGCCGCAGATGCCATTCAAACTTTAAACTCTTTAGCAGATATGCTAAAAGGTCACTCAAATAAAAAAATTAATATTACAACAAAATGGGATGGTTCACCTGCAATAATTTGTGGTACTGATCCTAAAGATGGCGAGTTCTTTGTAGGTACAAAAGGAGTATTCAACAAAAATCCAAAATTAAACAAATCAATTGATGATGTTGAAACGAATCATGCTGATCAAAAACAAGGTGATGAGCTTAAAGATAAGAGTGGTTTAAGAGCAAAATTAAAACTAGCATACGAACATTTAAAAAAGTTAAACATTAAAGGAGTATTACAAGGCGACTTAATGTTTACACAAGGTGATATACAAACAAAAAGTTTTGAAGGTAAATCTTATATTACATTTAAGCCACAACTACTTACATACGCAGTACCATCTGATTCTGATTTAGCAAAAAAAATGATGTCAGCAAAAGTTGGTATTGTATTTCATACAAAATATGAAGGCGAAAGTTTAGAAGATATGAATGCATCTTTTAATATTGATTTATCAGATCTTACACCAACACCAGATGTTTGGTTTGATGATGCATATATCAAAGATGTTTCAGGAATGGTTAATTTTACAGAACAAGAATACAAACAAGTAAAAACATCAATTGAACAAGCAAACACTTATTATAAATCAATTGGTAATGCATTTCAATTTTTAGATAGTACTGAAGCTGGTAAAAATTTAAAAGATATTATTGCCGCAAACATGAACAATAATATTAAGCAAGGTGTTATTGAACAAGATCCTACAAAATTTTATAATTCATTTGTAGAAGATTACAAACGAAGAGCCAATGATGCAATAGCAAAATTAAAAACAGGTCCAGAAGGTCCTGCAGGACAAAGAAAATTAGCCGCACTTGAGCAAGGGCTACAGTTTTTAGATACTAACAATCAGAACTTACAAAGTTTTTATTCAATGTGGTTAAAGTTAGGTGCAATTAAAAATGCTATCTATCAAAAAATAAGAAATATAAAAGCCATAGATACTTTTGATGAAGTTGACGGTGAGTTAAAAGTTAGTGACCCAGAAGGTTTTGTTGCAGTTGATCGTATTGGTAACGCAGTTAAAATTGTAGATAGATTAGATTTTTCAAGAAAAAATTTCAATAAAGAAGATTTAGAATTAAATTTAAATTTATTAAATGACTTGTCTGAAAGTAGACAGTTTAGAAATAGAAAATCAGTAAGTAAGTATTCGGCCAAAGGTGCGGCCGATCTTGCATTTGCTGAACTCTGTGCATTAGTAATTTTAAATTATGAATACAAGTATGCCAATATTGCTTCAAGGTATGCTTATAGAACAGCTTCATATGGAAACTTTGATTACTTTAGAAATAATGGTACAGACTTATATATTTTACTTCATGCACTGGCAGGTACAGGATCAGTAATTAGATTTGCTGATGAAGAAAACAGTAAAGTATTTCAAAAAAGATTACAAATTAATACAGTTTATCTGAAAGAATTTTTAAACTATATTGTCTCAAATGGTGTAAATCAGAGATCATTGAGCAGATACTTAATGAGAGTTTCTCGAATGTTAATGATTGATGACAGTTCATTGAGAGCTATAAGAAGACTAACAGCCGATTTTCCTATTTTAAAGTCAAGAGAAAAAGCAATGGTTGTTGTGAGAACAATGCAGTACCTAAGATCAGCTTCACCAAGGTCAGAATTATTAATACATTTACAACAGATGTCTAGAGAAAGAAGACTGGAAGACAAAGTAAAAGATCAACAAAAAATGTCACCAGCAGTAGCAGTAGGAGCCGCACTAATTGGTGGATATGCTGGTTACAAATTAGTGAGAGATAAAAAGTGGCAACAAAAAGTTGATTTTAAAACTAGAAATTTAAAGAGCTAATCATGTCAGTATTATTAAACTTACCTAAATCTAAAAGTTTAAAAAGTTTTTCTAAGAATTTAGAAATATATACTTTGTACACAAAAATAAATATAAAAGCAACTGATAATTATGAAGATACCAGCCAAAAAGATTTTGAATCTATAATGGTAATGATAGAGAAATATCATAGTATAGCAATTAGAAATAATCCTACAGTAGTAAAAAAACTACAAGATTATACATCTAATTTAAAAGGAGAAGGCTATAGCTTTAAATTTGGCGTAACTACACTAAATTGCTTTAAAAAACATGAAAATCCTGTAGGTGTGTTAGTTGATACACTTGATGGTACTGTTTTAGAGGGCGGAGAAGTAAATACATTAAATAGTAGTATTAATACTGAAATAATGCATACGGAGAGAATGTAAATGGCAGACGAAGATCGAAAACAAGCGGTACACCAAAAGAGTTATATTAGCTCAAATCCAGCCGCGATTGAATTTGAAAGTCTTGAAGCACACGTGGCTATTTCACGTGAAAGACATGATGAGATCAATTCTAGATTTAACAAAGTTGATCAAGAAATAACTAAACTTGAAACAGAATTAGATGATAAATTTACCAAGTTAGAAAGAGTAATATTTTGGAGTATGGGTACTCTGTTTATTACATTACTAGGTACATTGTTTACAATTATTGCAAAAGGTTTATAATGAAAATTACAGAAGTCTTAGATATTACTGGTCCAAGTAGCAAGATAGTTTTTGAAGGAACACTTCAAGAATTAAAACAGATCTATGGAAGGTCACAAGCACATGGCAAATCAGGTGGTATCAAGAAAAGATTTAGATGTAGTTCAGGACCAAGAAAAGGCAGGATTGTTGCAGATCCATCAACTTGTACAAAACCATTAGATGTAAAAAGATCATATAGAATGAAAAAAACAAGAAGAAAGTCAAATACAAGAATGACACGTAGAGCACAGATTACTAAAAAATATGATCCAATGTCAAAAAGAGTAAAAAGATTAAACACAGCATTAAAAGGCATGAGAACATAATGTTGGTTGCTGATGTTTTGAGTGTTGGTTTAGATGAAGCCAAACTAATATTTGGTCGTAAAGGTACAAAGGTAGTTAAAAAGTACAGATGTACTTACGGCAGAAAAAAAGGAAGAATTGTTGCTAATCCATCTGTATGCGGACAACCTTTAGACATTAAGAAAAGATTTATTCTAAAGAAGACAAAAGCAAGACTAGGTAAAAGAATGGTTAGAAAAGCAATGAGAACAAAAAGATTTAACCCAGCAAGTAGAATTATTGCTAGAATGAATAGAAGAAGATAATGACTATAAAAGATGATATAATTAGAACAGTTGATGTTAATGAAGGATTGTTAGATTCTTTAAAGAAAGTATTAACTGTTGAAACAGACACAATTGAAGAACAATTAAAAACATTTACGTTGAAGGATTACATGGATGTAACTTCAGCACTAAATACAAACAACATTGCACTACTTGAACAAAAATTTAAAATAACAACCGATAGTGGTGAAGAGCATGAGGTTAATGTTACAAATCCGAACAAAGCACAGGTAACTACAAAGTCACCAGCTCAGCCGGCAAAGACAACAAAAACAGATATTAATCCTATGCAAATAATACCTTCGTTAATGCAACAGGCAAAATCAAAAGGCCAAACATAAACGAATATAAAGAAAACAGATATGACAAAATACGGAAAAAGTAAATTCCTGCGTAGACGTAGGAGACCTGATCGTAGAATTGAGGATGTAAAACAGCCTCAACGTAGTTCTGACGATCTAAAAGATAGATTAAGCAAATTATCTACTAGAGAAATTACAGAACATCGTAGATTCTATGATACAGTATCAAAATGGGGACCTGATGTTCCTAGTCAATATGCTTATGTAGATGCAACAGATCAAGCAATGGAAGAAGCACGTAAAAGAGAAATTACTGAGCATAGACAAAAGCAAAAAAACGAAAAGAAACTTAATAAAAAAACAGCAACTAATCTTAAAAAATTTAATAAAAACAAAAAAGCACAAACTACATTTGCTCAAGCAATTATTAACAATTCATCAGATCCAGTATTCAATCAAGCTATCGATACACAACGTACTAAAACTGGTGTAAGAGTAGGTGGATATTTGATTAAAATCAACAATGGTGCACCACAAAATGATGAAAGATCATATGATGTTATTAACTTAAAAACTCAAAAAACAATTATAAAAAACTTAAAATTGTACGAAATTGCATTTTGTATTGTTACAAAATTATATGGTGACCCAAATACACGTGAAAGAGATGTTGAGTTTTTCTTGCAAAAACACGCAGTATATCTATCAAAAATGCAGGATATACGATCAGCAAAATCTAAACTAGCAACAGCTAGAGCTACTGACAACGAGCAAGATATAGGATTTTTAGAAAATAGACTAGACGATCACACTGACAAGCTAGGACAAATCAGAGCCGATATTCATCATTATTTTGATGATATTAATAATAAGTGGGGTGGGCCGTTAAATCGTATTTAATAAAAATGACATTTTTTATATAAATATAAATATAGATAAGGAAAGTAGCAATATGAAACTTACAGAATTTAACAAAACACCTGCAATGGCTAGAGATAAGGTAGTAGAAACCTTAACAAAGAACTACGGTTTTACTCCTTATGATCTTAAAGACGCTCAAAAATTAGAACAATTAAAAGCTGATCTTCAAGTAAGAAGAGAATCAATTATTGCTTCGTTACCTTTTAACACATATCACAAAGATGCTAGATACACAGCAAATTTACTATTATCAGAAGCAGTAGTATTAATGATCAAAGCACTTCCAATGGACGACATGGATAATATGCAAGACACAGAAAGTGATTGCGGTTGCGATGATGATTGCGAAGGCGATTGCGGTTGTGAATCATGTGGTTCTGACAAAGAAGAACAACCAGCAGTAGTGGCAATGAAACCAATGGGAGCACCTATGGAAACAACAACAGCAGGCGGAATGGCAGTATCTTCCAAGCCAATGAGCCCAGCAGATAAAATGAAAGAAATGAGAGCTTTTGAAAACAGAATTAAAGAAGCAATGAAAAAACCAATGTCATCAACTAAGATGGCAAAAATTGAATCACTAAACAAAAAAGTCATGGAAGTAAGAAAATCATTAGCTGAAAAAACAATTTATACAGATTTAAAACATTTAATTGAACAAGATTTAGAAAAAGCAGAAACAGTACTAGCGGCAAGATCGCTTGTCGATGAACTACAAGACATGGTAGCTGAATTGTCAGAATTACAAAATGAAAGATTGAGTGCCATTGTTGATCAAATGGTTTATGAGTTTGGCGCAGATCAAGCCGCTCAATTCAAAGCTAACGTAGATGGTGCTATTGCTCCATTACTAGATCAAATTAAACAAGCAAAAGAAACAGTGAATAATGCAGTACTTGGAGTTCAAGGTGAAGCACCAATGCAAGATATGGGTGATATGCCAACAGGTGATATGGCAACTGATGAACCACAAACTGATTTACCGGATCCGCTAGATGACACACCAGCGGAAGATCCAACAGGCGGCGATGATTCTGCTAGTGGTCCAACTGATGACCCGCTAGGCAGAAAGATGAAGTCGTAATGAAACTTTTCGAGTTAGTATCGCAAAGAGATCCAAAACTAGTCGCATCAATAGAAGGTGCGTTAAAAATTTTTCAATCAAAAAAAGGCAGTGAATTTTCAACTGAAGAATTTGTTAGATTTCTAAATGCACAAACTAACAAAGGTTTTACCCCAAGTAACTTTGCCTCTTACGCCAAAGATTTTCAAGAAATTGATAGAATTGATCCAAATGGAAATATAACTCTAAAATCTTTAAATCCAGGTTTGACAAAGTACTCAAAAGATGCTACTATTAAGAACATGAAGAAAGTAAACACATTAGCCAAAAAAGCAAACACCAAGATGAAAAAAGATACTCCTGGTGTTGATGTAGTCGACGCAATGAGAAAAGGCGTCAAAGATATTCAAGACAAAGGCAAAGACTACATGACCGATTTTGGCGCCAAAAATCTAAGTTCTTAATAGGAAGTCAATTTGTCATTATTAAATCCAAAGTACGAATACAAAAAACTTGCCCGTAAAGTTATAGATGGCAAACGTCATTATATAGATTCAAACACAGCTCAGGCACTCCCCTCAGTAACAACTATTCTTGGTATGACCAAAGATATGACAGCACTTAATGAGTGGAAAAGAAGAGTAGGCAAAGTTGAAGCACAACGTATTGTAACAGAAGCGGCCAGTTTAGGTTCTTTGATGCACCAACATTTAGAATGTTACATTGAAGGAACAGAAAGGCCAGGTGGAACTAATCAAGTTCGCGTACAAGCAAAACAATTAAGTGACACTATTATTGAAAAAGGTATGTCCAATGTTGATGAAATCTGGGGTATTGAGCAACCATTGATGTTTCCAGGATTATATGCAGGTACAGCCGATTTAATTTGTCAATACAAAGGTACTCCTGTAATTGGTGATTTTAAAACTTCTAGAAAATTCAAGAAAAGAGAATGGATTGATGATTACTTTATGCAATGTGCCGCTTATGCCCTAGCACACAATGAAATGTATGGATCTAGTATAAATGCTGGATTAATTTTTATTATAACCCACGATAATAAATATCAAGAGTTTCTTATACAGGGTGCCGAGTTTGAAAAGTATATAGACTTATGGCTAGACAAGGTGGAAGAATATTATAAAATTATAAATACTACTAGTTAATGGAGTATTCACGTGGCAATCAAATTTGTAAGATTAAAAAATAGAAGAGGTTTAAGAGCTAATTTACCACAACCACTTGCAGAAGGTGAAATTGGTGTAGCATTAGACACAAGAGAAGTATTTGTAGGTGTAGGAAACCAATCAGGTTTAGCATCTAAAGTACAAGTAAAAAACTTCCCAGATGCACAGAATAATGTACAAAGTATAATTGATGGTAATCTTTTATTTTTTAAACTTAGAAATATTGTAGTTTTAGATGGCGACGGTGTTAATCAAGATTCAGATACACTAACAGGTAAACAAATACTATCAAATACAAGTACATTAGCAGTAACAACAACAGATAAAGCAACAGGAGTTAAACTTACTAATCCATATAGAGTAGTAGGCGTAAATGATGTTGCAGGTAAAGATAGTTTTACATCTGAATTTTATTCAGTTACAAAGTTTGTATTTGGTAAACCTACAAAATTAATACCAGACGATTCAGGTGCAAATGGGTTTACTGTAACTCAACACAATGCAAATCAAAATTTCACGATAGCACTTAATTCAGCACCAGAGGCCGGCTCAAAAATTATTATTGTACCATGGACATTGTCAGAAGTAGCAACTGATATTGTAAACAGAATTGCACAAACTTCACAAGCAGATACTGGGTATCTTTGGAATAGAGATACAGGCACAAACTCAGTAAGTTTGAAATTTGGTGATACTAGTGGTTACTCAGGAAAAGGTCAGCTTACAGGTATCATAGGTGGTTCTACTATACCAGGTGGTGCACCAGCCTTTCAAGCAGGTAATACTGTCACTGGCGGAACATCAGGTGCTACCGGTATTGTTGAATCAATTGAACCACAAACAGCTACAACAGGAGATACTGTAACAATAACAGTAACAAGTTCGATACAGTTTTCACAAGGTGGTATTAATGAAACAGTAACAAATACCACAACCGGTTTAGCAACAATATCAAATGCAGTCTTTACACCATTAGCAGAAGATAGAAACAGATTATTTGTAGATTTCACTACAGGTGTTGGTTTTGTTGATTATGGATCAGGTGCATCAACATTGTATTCTGATGAATGGTCATCAATGTTAAAGACACAACCAACTGGAATAGATTCAATTGAAGCAATGTCTAGACCATCTGGCAATGCATCATTTAATCCAGCACAAGGTGATACGTTTGGATCATTACTAGGATATCCAGGTTCTCTTAATTTAAGAGGTGGATCAACACCTAATGTAATAGTTGATTCAGGATTAACAATAGATTTAGACACACCAACACAGGCATCAGACATGGTGCAATTTGTTGGTAATGTGAAAGGAACAAAAGAGTTTGCGTTTGTAAAATCAAATGCACTTATATTCACAGAAGACACACTACCAGCCGCGTCAACAAATGTTTTACTAACAGAACTAAATGAAGCGACAATAACAAAAGGAACAAACAATGTCACAGTAGTATCAGAAGATATTACCGAGTCAAATGTTTTGTATGTTGACTATTCAGCACACCAAGGTCAAACAGGTGGGTCAACAGAAAAAGTGAGAGCAGGAAGATTAGTAATTGTAACCACATCGCTTGGCGTTGCAAAAATAAGAGATGATTATGTTGAAGCAGGTCCTACTGCAACAACACTTACATTTAATACCCCTTCCGTTACTTCAGGAAAAATTGTTGTAACCGCTAATAATACTAGCGATGCATCAACTGGCGAAGATATTTCTGTAAAATACAAAGTATCTCGTTGGATTTCATACAACTTATAGTATACCTATCAACAGGCTATACACTGGTGTGGAAATTTTTTCGTTTTTGTTATATGATTTTTGTTGACAAACTTTAAACAATATTTTATTGTTATAGAGTAAGGATTAAATATCTTGGCTAGAATAGAATTAGAAACAGAGAATAATAGTAGTAGGAAAATGACAATGAATAAATCAGACGAAAATATAATGATAGTTAAGAGAGACGGTCGCAAAGAACCGTTGAATATTACAAAAATCCACAAAATGACAGAAGCGGCTTGCGATGGCTTATCGGGGGTATCATCATCACAAGTAGAAATGAATTCAGGATTACAATTTGCTGACGGCATGACAACAAGTGCCATACAAGAAGTATTAGTTCGATCGGCAAATGATCTAATCACTTTAGATAATCCTAATTACCAATATGTAGCGGCTCGACTACTTCTGTTTTCTTTACATAAACAAGTTTTTGGAAAGTATCTACCAGTTGAAAATCACGTACCAATGAGATATTTCATTGCAAGAAATATAGAACGTGGTGTATACGATCCTAATATCACAGAATGGTATACTGATGATGAGTTTGCAAAAATGGATAACTTTATTAAGCATAATAGAGATATGAATTTTACATACGCAGGCATCAGACAAATTGTTGACAAGTATCTAGTACAGGATAGAAGTACAGGTGACATTTATGAAACACCGCAATATATGTACATGATGATCGCGGCAACATTATTTTCTCAGTACCCACGTGATGTAAGAATGAATTATATCAAAAAATACTACGACGCTGTTTCACAATTTAAAATTAATATTCCTACTCCAGTAATGGCAGGTGTAAGAACACCTATCAGACAATTTGCATCTTGTGTACTTGTAGAAGTTGACGACACACTTGATTCAATTTTTTCTAGTGATATGGCTGTTGGTAGATATACGGCTCAAAGAGCAGGTATTGGAATCAATGCTGGACGTATTAGAGGATTGAATTCTAAAATTAGGGGTGGCGAAGTAGCCCATACTGGTGTTGTCCCATTTCTAAAGAAGTTTGAATCAACAGTAAGATCGTGTACACAAAATGGAGTACGTGGTGGCTGTGCTACTGTCCATTTCCCTATTTGGCACCAAGAGATTGAAGACATTCTTGTATTAAAAAATAACAAAGGTACAGAAGATAACAGAGTAAGAAAATTAGATTATTCGATTGCAATGAGTAAAATCTTTTATGAAAGATATCTTAAAAACAGTCATATAACTCTTTTCTCTCCGCATGATGTTCCAGGCTTGTACGATGCTATGGGTACTGAAGAATTTGATAAACTTTACAAAAAATATGAAGATGATGGTGATATTCCACAGAAACAAGTTAATGCTAGAACTTTGATTAACAGTATGTTAAGAGAAAGAGCAGAAACAGGACGTATCTATATTATGAATATTGATCATGCAAACACACATAGTTCATTTCAAGATCAAGTAAATATGTCAAACTTATGTCAAGAAATTACATTACCAACAAAACCTATTCAACATATTGATGATCAGGATGGTGAGATTGCACTTTGTATTCTTTCCGCCATTAATGTCGGTACATTAAATGAACTTGATAATTTAGAAAACTTATGTGATCTGGCTGTAAGAGCATTAGATGAAATTATTGACTATCAGCAATATCCTGTGAAAGCGGCTGAAGTATCTACAAAAGCTAGACGTTCATTAGGAATTGGCTATATTGGACTTGCACACTTTTTAGCAAAAAAAGGTGTTAAGTATCATCACAAAAATGCAGTTAAGTATGTACATGAATTATCAGAAGCATTTCAGTTTTATCTAGTTAAAGCATCAATGAACCTTGCAAAAGAAAAAGGCAAGTGTGAGTTATTCCACAGAACAAAATATGCAAAAGGCATTATGCCAATTGATACTTATAAAACAGAGATAGATGAATTCTGTCCAACAAAATTAAATTACGACTGGGATTGGCTAAAAAGTGAAGTATCAAAATATGGTATGAGACATTCTACATTGTCAGCACAAATGCCATCGGAAAGTTCTTCCGTTGTTAGTAATGAAACAAATGGTATTGAACCACCAAGAGCATTACTATCAGTTAAGAAAAGTAAAAAAGGTCCACTAAAACAAATTGTTCCTCAATATAAAACACTAAAAAATGATTACACATTACTTTGGGATATGCCAGGAAATGAAGGCTATATTAAAGTTATTGCGGCTATGCAGAAGTTCTTTGATCAAGCAATTTCGGGTAATTGGTCGTATAATCCTACCCAATACGAAAACAATGAAGTTCCTATGAGTACAATCATTACGGATTTCTTGAATACGTATAAATATGGATGGAAAACGTCATACTATCAAAATACGTATGACTTTAAATCAGAAGATATGACAGACTTGGAAAATGATTCTTTGGCAACAAAGGAACAAGCTGTTATTATTAATAAACAAGAAATCGACAAGTTAAGTGATCAGGACGGTGCTGATTGCGATGCCTGTGCAATTTAAAAGAGGAACTAAAATTGAAGACAGTATTTAATAGAGAAGACATAGACTTCACTAAAGAACCAATGTTCTTTGGTGCGGATCAATCTGTACAAAGATATGACGTGTTTAAATATCCTGCATTAGATAAATTAAATCAAACAATGCTAGGTTATTTTTGGAGACCTGAAGAAGTATCGTTACAAAAAGATAGGTCAGATTATTCTAAATTTCGTCCAGAGCAAAAACATATTTTTACATCAAACTTAAAATATCAAACACTATTGGATAGTGTACAAGGTCGAGGACCAAGTTTAATGTTTTTGCCATATGTTTCAAATCCAGAATTAGAAGGCTGTATTGTAACTTGGGATTTCTTTGAAACAATACATTCACGTTCATATACACACATAATGAAAAATGTGTATGCTGATCCATCAGAAGTATTTGATACAATTTTAAATGATGAAGAAATTTTAAAGAGAGCAGTATCAGTTACAAAAAATTATGATGCATTTGGTTCAGCCGCTGAAAACTATTTTATAAAAGGTAAAGGTGATATCCTTGATGTTAAGAAAAAACTTTATCTTGCAATGGTTAATGTAAACATCTTAGAAGGTTTGAGATTCTATGTATCATTTGCTTGTACATTTGCATTTGGTGAATTAAAACTAATGGAAGGTTCTGCTAAAATTATTTCACTCATTGCACGTGATGAAGCAACACACTTGAACTTGTCAACACAGGTTATTAAGAATTGGCAAAACGGTGATGAAAAAGACATGAGAAAGATTGCCAAGCAATGTGATAAAGAAGTTATTGAAATGTTTAAAAGTTCAGTAGAAGAAGAAAAAGCATGGGCAAGACATTTAATGAAAGATGGAACTATTATTGGTTTAAATGAAAAGTTACTAGGTGACTATGTAGAGTTTATTGCAAACAAAAGATTAAAAGCACTAGGTTATGATCCAATTTATGATCACCCAGCTAACGCAAATCCTTTACCATGGACACAGCATTGGTTGTCTTCTGCAGGTTTACAAGTAGCACCACAAGAAACTGAAGTTGAATCATATATTATTGGTGGTATCAAACAAGATGCCAGCGAAGAAGTATATGATGATTTTAAATTATAATGAGCTACGATCATATTGCACAAGAATTGAAAAAGACTTTTACAGAAGAACGTAGACAAAAAAGAAAGACAAAACACAAAGCAAAAAGAAAAGGAAGACTTGATCCAAGAACAGGTCGTCCAGGAAAAAGAAAGTAAAATATGTTAATTGAAAAACACGAAAAAGATGATATCATTTCTCTCAAATTAAGAAATGGTGAAGAGATTGTTGCAAAGTATGTTAGCGATGCAGGTGGCGGTGATGTTACAGTTAGTAAACCATTTAGCCTTGTAATGGCACCAAATGGTTTGACGTTTCAACCATATATGTTGTCAGCTGATTTTGAACAACCTTTTACATTTAAGAGTGATGACATTTTGATGATGATGAAGTCAAGTAAGCAGACTAACGATCAGTATATATCAAGCACATCTAAAATATTATCAGCAAAAAAGCCCAGCATTATAACATAATATAATTCCTACACTAAATATTATGTAGGAGTTTAATTATGACAATACCAGTAGCTCGTATTGGCGATACAGATACTAATCACCCACCGTGTGGGCCAGGAGCCTGTGCTACAGGATCTTCAAATGTATTTGCCAACATGATACCAGTACATAGAGTGGGTGATGTAAACACACCACATGGATATATTTTATGTATACCTCATGTAACACCTTTGGCATCGGGTGCCGCAACAGTGATGTCAAATTTTCAACAAGTTGGTAGAATAGGTGATCCATATTCTTGTGGTATTGCTGTAGCATCTGGTAGTCCAAATGTATTTGCTGGCGATGTTGCAATACCTCCAGTAGCGGCTACTATGTCAAATATTGGTGTTGCGATTGAGATTGGACGAGGAACATCAGGAATGGCAAAATCTCTAGCTCGTAATACCCAGTTATTTCAGGAACAACAAGAACAATCAGTAGCAGAATTACAAGCATTAGGTATACCAGGAATATTCAATAAAAAAGATGCAGAAGATTATATAGATAGTCCAGCACACAAAGTTTCAAGAAATTGTAATCCTGAATTATACAACAAAGTAAACTCAGGGCCAGGTGTAGCATTTAAAGGCCTTGGAGGTAATTCAACGGACACAACACAACTCTCGTCAGGTGAAGCTAACATGACATTTGGTGGACCAGAGTTTAAAGAAGAAGCAATCAAAAGAGGAATAGTAAAAGCAGATGGTTCAATTGATGCTGAGGCTCATGGTAGACTGAAAGCACAATATATAGAACTATCAATGGGTGCGATGAAAATAAAAACAAATCCTGAATTTATGTTTATTAGATATTCAATGGGTGGTGGTTTGGCCTTATCAGCTAAAGGTTATAAAAATCCACAATTTGATCCAGACACAGCAATAACATCTACACCAAAAGCAGTTTATGGTACAACAGAACCTCCAGTAGCAGATAAATTATGGGACTTTAGAAATTTCTTTCTATCGATACAAGGAACAGCTGACCCACGTAATCAGATTGTAGTTGAACTAGTTGAAGAACAAACAAAGGTAACAACTCATGTTGCAGATCATGAAACACTACAGAAACTATTTGGTAAAAAGAAAATTAATCCTTGTGAAGATCAAGATCTAGAAGAAAAGACATATAGTCTAAGTACTAAATTATTTGATGCACACACAACACCTGCAGAGTTTCAATCGATAGCTGAAAGTGTTGGATTAAATTATTTGCCTGGAAGGTTCATGTCAGAAACAAGTTTAGATAATAATACTACAATGTCTATAAAACCTTATGGAAAATCACAAGCACAAATAACAGTAAAATCTAAAGTAATTGACTACAAAAAATATGATTTAATAAGGGATATAAATACTAGAGAACAATTAAACAACATAATTAATAGGTACGCATAAAGGAAATATCATGGTAGATCCAACAATACTGTCAGGTTCGGGACTAGGTTCATCACCACCAAACATTGATCCTAACATTGATCAATTAACTGATGTACAAAAATTATTATTAAATGGTGGTTTATTACAACAAACAAATCATGTGGATCCATTTGGAAATACGTCAACAGCTTACGCCGGTATGCAAAATCCACACGATGCATCAATCAAAGAAATAGCCAACGCAATCAATTCACAAAAAGCAAAAATAGATGCTAATGGCTATGTTGCTGAAATAGGCAGAAATCTAACAGCACAAGAGCTTGACAATATGAGAGTAATTGAAGATGGTATGAAAGATTTTACATTTATGACAAATAGACAATCTGGAATGAATATTGATAATCTTACTTCGAATCCTTGGAAATTAATCGGCGGCGTTAATTTTCAAGCACCTACTATGGATGTTATACCTGGAGTATCAGAAATGTTAGCAATGTCCTCAGCAATGAACAGAATGAACTATGCCATGAATGCCAATCAAAGAAGATTCACAGAAGGACCATGTGCGGCAGTTGAAGGGGTATTTGGTGCGATATACAAAGCAGGCGCCATACTAGCAAAAATATTGGCCGCTATTGCATCAGCAGTAGGACTATTAAGTTTTCTTACAGGCATATTAAATCTTGTTAAACAACTAGTTGGACTGGTATTAAATGATATTGGTAACATAGGTTATACCTTGGCATCATTAAAACAAAAAGCCTTTGCGGCACTACTTGATCTTTTAAGACAAGATCCATGCCTAGCATATTTGTTAGAAACATTTATTGCAGGAGCAGGTATTGTATCAATACTAAAAGGCAAACCAGGTAGCACATTTCCATCATTCTAGTTGACATATATTACAAAGTGTGTTTAAATATACATGATGTTGTTGATACTTGTCATATAAGTTATAACGGACCAGGGGGCAGTACCCTGCACCTCCACCATAAACACATCGTAGTTACCTGAGGCCTATGAGGCGCCGGGCGAGTAAGGCGGACGCGATGTGTTTATGATGGGGGTGATATAGGATCGACGTATAATGTTAAAGATAAGAGTAGATATCCGGCATGATACCACCGTATCGGGTCATTCAATAAATGCAGATGAAAATCTAGCACTTGCGGCCTAATTCGTTAGGCTAACGGGGTTGGCAACGTACCTGGCAACAGAAACGTTGCACTAAATAAAACGTTAACCATTGTGTTCACATAGACACACTAAAAAGGAGAAAAACAATGAACGTTAAACAATCAAATACAACAACAAAAAGTCGTAATGGATATGAACTAAGAGCAGATTTGCTAGGCATGGCCAAAGACTTGATTACTTACAACAATGATATGAAATTAAATGAGTATCACATAAAACTTGAAAATACAAAAGAAATGGCAAGAGCAAAGGGAGAGTCTATAGCTGATTCTATTGAAAACTTTGTAGCAGAAACAGTAGATGCTGAAGAAGTCATATCTGAAGCAAAGAAGTTTTATGACTTTGTTTGTGATACTAGAATAAAGAAGTAAGCATAGCCAATTTGGCACACAAATACCTAGTGGAGCTAATTAGCTCCACTAACCACGGAAGGGTGGCAGAGTGGTTGAATGCACCGGTCTTGAAAACCGGCAAAGGCGCAAGTCTTTCGTGAGTTCGAATCTCACCCCTTCCGCCACGTTTTAACTCAATTTCCAAAACAGTAAATACGTTATATAGAATTTACCGAGAATTATGAGCGACAACAAAATTATACAAATAGATAGTAGTCAAAAGAAGTCATTCCAAGTTACATGGGATATGGGTAGACGTTGCAATTTCGACTGTACTTATTGTCCTGATCATAGACATAATAACTCATCATCTCATGCAAGTTTGGAAACTTTAATCAAAACTAGTAAGTTTGTTTTTGACTACAAGAAATTAATTGATCAGTATTCAGTGACTCCTAAAGAATGGATGATAGGTTTCACAGGAGGTGAGCCTACGAATAATCCTAATTTGCTAGATATGTGTCAGTATATCAATGAACAAAACGATCCTATGCTATCAGTTGATGTTACATCTAATGGAGCATTCAGTGAAAAGTATTGTGAGAGAATGTATAAGTTAATCAATAAAATGACAATCAGTTATCATTGCGAAGCAAATCCTAAAATAAAATCAAGAGTACTAGACAGAATTTATCAAGTCAAAGATTTAAAACAAAAAACTAGTAATGGTAAATTTGCAAAAATTAATTTAATGATCCATGCAGATCCAAATTATTGGGAAGAGTGTATGGGTCTTGTAAAACGTTTTCAAAGAGATGGTATAAAGTTTGTTCCTAGAATTATTGGTGAACATTATGAAAACAGTAGATATACTCACAGGTACACTCCTGAACAACATCAATGGTTTAAAGATTATTGGAAAGAACAAAACGAAATAGCACAGCGAGAAAAAGAAGAAGAAGAAATTGAAAAGAGAAGAAAAACAGCAGAGTACGAATACAAAACAGAAACTGGTGCTAAAACAAAAAGTAAAAGTGAAAACATGATTGAAACCATGAGAAAAATGAACAATGGCACAAAACAAGTAAAAGTAAATCATTCTTGCAAAATTAATAAACCAATTAAAAAACAAGACCAAACAGTTAATACTAGAAAAGAACTTGGAAGACCCTGTTGCGGCGGTGGTACAATGTGTACATCAAACCAATCAGGAAAAGTAAGTTATGCAAAACAATTACCAAATACTGAATTTAGAGATTGGGGTTGTTTAATTAACTGGCATTGGTTACATATTGAACAAGAATATGACAAAATATTACATCACCAAACTTGTAGATCAACCTTTGGAGGCAAAGTTGGCGAAATTGGAACGATATCAGAATGTGAAAAAATTATTGATAGATTGAAAAAACAGTTCGCAACAGGTACTATGCCTGTAATTAAGTGTCCAAAGAAACTATGTGGTTGTGGGTTATGTATATCTAAAGCAAAGAATAACGAAGATATAACCAAGTTATTTTACAAAACAGTAAAAAATTTAACACCTGTTTTGGAAGGCAACCTGGTTGATTTATAATTAGAAGTGTTATATAATAAAGCATGACTTATATTGTCAAAGATGAATGTATTAAATGTAAGCACACAGATTGCGTCGAAGTATGTCCAGTTGATTGTTTCTATGAAGGAGAAAATTTCTTAGCAATTAATCCTGATGAATGTATTGACTGCGGAGTTTGTGAACCAGAATGTCCAGTAGAGGCTATAGTATCAGATGGAGATCCAAATATGGCAAAGGATGAATTGGACTACTGGATAAATGTAAATACAAAGTATGCTAAACTATGGCCAAACATAACAAAAAAGAAAGATGCGTTACCAGAA